CGCTGCGTACCCACGCTCTCACCCTGAAAGGAAAGTAAGCAATGGATACCGAACTGAAAGGCGCGCTCGACGCGCACATGGCCGCGGTCGACGCTGCGGTCCAGAAGTACGAGGGCCAGGTCAAGGAATCCGGCAAGGCCTCCGAGGAAGCCAAGCAGGCCGTTCAGGTCCTGTCCGAGGAGTTCAAGGGCGAGATCGCCAAGATCAACGCCTCGCTGATCGACATCGCCCAGGCCGGCACCAAGGCCCCGGGTGGCAACGAGAAGCCGAAGTCGGCTGCCGAGGAGTTCGTCGCGTCCGACGAGTTCAAGCAGTTCGCCGAGGGTGGCCGCAATGCCCGCGCCAAGGTCGAGGTGAAGAACACCGTCCTGGCCGACAACACGACCACCACCTGGTTCGATCAGATCCCCGGCGTCATCCCGGGCGCGTTCCTGCCGCTGAACGTCTACCGTTCGCTGCCGCAGTACCGCACCTCGACCGACACCGTGGTCCTGATGCGCGAGGCGAGCTACACCAACAACGCTCGCGGCCAGACCGAGGGTGCCGAGAAGGCGCAGTCGGCCATCACGTTCAGCAAGTACAACGTGCCGATCGAGACCATCGCGCACTGGCTGAAGGTGTCCAAGCAGCTGATCGCGGACGCCCCGGCCGTCGTCTCCTACATCGAGAACCGCCTGCGCTGGGGTGTCGAGTCGAAGGTTGACGAGCAGCTGATGAACGGCAACGGCACCTCGCCGCAGCTGATGGGCCTGCTGGATTCGGGCAACTACACCGTCTACACGCCGACCAGCGGCGACAACCTGATCCAGGCGATCAACCGGGCGAAGTACCAGCTCTGGGCCATCGGCTACGTGGCGGACACCGTCTACGTGAACCCGGCGGACTGGGGCGCCCAGGAGATCGAGCGCGAGTCCGGCGGCGGCGCGTACCTCTACGGCGCCCCGGGCACCGTGGCGGGCACCAACCCGTTCGGCGTGCGGATCGTCATCACCCCGCGCATCGCGGAGGGCACGTTCCTGATCGGCCAGGTGGCGGTTGCCACCAGCGTCTGGAACCGTTCGGGCGCGACCATCGAGATGGGCTACGAGGACAACGACTTCACGTCCAACCTCGTCACCCTGCTCGCCGAGGTCCGTCTGGGCCTGGGCATCCCGGTGCCGGCGGCCATGCTGGGTGGTGAGTTCACCGCCTGATCCACCTGACGGGGCTGGCCTTCGGGCTGGCCCCGTTTTTTCGGGAGTCACCATGCACATCATGCCCATCAAGGGCTTCCCGCACGTCACGCTTGGCTATCTGGCCAAGGGCGTGGTGGTGGAAGTCCCCGACGGCGAGGGCGCCCGGCTGGTCAGGCTGGGGCACGCGAACCCGGCAGCGGCGCCGATCTACGCCACGAAGGTGGTGCAGCAGCAGCCCGTGGTCGGCGAGGTCCCTGGTATGGCCGATGGCGCGGAGCAAGTGTCGTCTGCATCGCCAGCGGCCCAAGCCTCACCGCAGACGACTGCGAAAAAGTCCGCCAGTGGCGGCAAGAAGAACAAGAAGTCCCGCGACGAGTAGTTGTCGCCAACACCAGCTTCCGCATCGCACCGTGGGCCGACGCCCTGTTTGCGATGGATAAGGCCTGGTGGGACATGCACATCACCGAGATTCGCTCCGTGTTCCGGGGCGACCTCTGCACCACATCGAACCAGGTCAAGCATCTAGGCCTGAAGCCGATGGGAACCTACAAGCGCGGCTGGGACCCCTACGGGAACAGCGGCGCGGGCGCGGTATCGCTGGCCGGACTGGCTGGCGCCAAGCGCGTCCTGATGCTGGGCTACGACTGCGCCAAGACGGGCGGGAAGGCCCACTGGCACGGCGACCACCCGAAGGGGCTGGGCAACGCCGGCAGCATCCACAAGTGGCCCCAGCAGTTCGCCAAGTTGAAGGCGGGCATGGCCGGGGTCGAGATCATCAACTGCTCGCGGGACACGGCGCTGACCCTGTTTCCGCGGCGACCACTGGAAGACTGCCTTGCGGAAGCTGCCCCCTGACACCGTGCGCGGCCGCGTTCGCGGCTACATCGAGCGCCACGCCGGCAAGCTGGGCGACGACGTGCTCGAGGTGGGCAGTCGAATGACCAGCGACAAGACCTGGTGGATCGTCAACCGGGATCTGGCGAAGGGCCAATGGCTCGGCATGGACATGCAACCGGGCCACGGCGTGGATGTGGTGGCGGATCTGCACAGCCTGCCGGCGGAGTGGGCGGGCCGGTTCAGCGGCGTGCTGTGCTCCGAGGTCCTGGAGCACGTGGCGCGGCCCTGGGTGGCGCTGCCGAAGCTCAGGGCAGTGATCCGCCCGGGCGGCTGGCTGGTCATCACGACGCTGTTCTGCTTCCCCGAGCACGGCTTCCCCGACGACTACTACCGCTACACCCAGTCGGGGCTGCGCCTGCTGCTGGAGGACGCGGGCTTCGTGGACGTGGCGACCGAATACGCCGGGATCGTGCCGATGGTGCTGAACGACCACGGCGAGGGGTTGGTCAATCGCCGCCAGGTGCCGATGCACGTGATGGCGGTGGCGCGTAACCCGTGCTGACCCTGCTCACCGCCACCGGCGCCCGGCCGCAAGCCTGGGCGATCTGCGAGCGCCTGATGGCCGCGCAGGACTACGCCGGCCCGGTGCGCTGGATCATCGTCGACGACGGCCCTGAGCCGCAGCCGGTGCGCTTCAAGCGGGCGGGGTGGCAGCTGTTGGTTATCCGGCCGGCGCCGCTCTGGCAGCCGGGCCAGAACACCCAGGCGCGGAACCTGCTCAAGGGGCTTGAGGCCGTAGACGCCGATGCGCGGCTGGTGATCTGCGAGGACGACGACCACTACAAACCGGGCTACCTGACCGAGATCGCGCAGCGGCTGGCCCGCGCCGAACTGGTCGGGGAGTGCAAGGCCCGTTACTACAACCTGGCGCTCAAGCGCGGCCGGCAGCTGTCCAACAGCGCCCACGCCAGCCTGTGCTCCACGGCGATGCGCGGCCCGGCCATCGCCACCTTCCGGCAAGCCTGCCAGCGGGCGCCGAAGTTCATCGACCTCGAGCTGTGGCGTCGGCACCCGAGCCGGCACCTGTTCTCGCTGGGCTTGGTCACCGGCATCAAGGGTCTGCCCGGCCGTAGCGGCATCGGCATGGGCCACCGGGACGACTTCAACGGAACGCATGACTCGGACGGCGCACTCCTGCGCCAGTGGGTTGGCCAAGACGCGGAGCTGTACGCATGAGCACGATCACCGTCGCCACCCTCAAGCAGTACCTGCGGGTGGTGCACAGCGCCGACGACGCCTTGCTGGAGACTCTGCTCGACGGCGCTGAGGCGGAAGCCTGCCGGTTCCTCAACCGCACCGAACTGCCCACCCTGCCGCTGGAGTACCCGTCCGAGTCAAGCAGCGAGGAAGTGCCTAGCAGCGAGGATCCCGTGGCGCCCGACGTGGTCGTCGGCGTCTGTCTGCTGGTGAAGGCCGACTACGAGGCCACGACGCCGGCCGAGGTCGCCGGCTACCGGCTGGCGGCCGAGACGAAGCTGCAGCCTTACCGAACCGAGATGGGAATGTGAGCACGCTCGGCCCCCGCCTGCGTCACCGGATCACGTTCCAGGAGCAGGTGTCGCAGCGGGATAGCAACGGCGTGCTGGCCGTTACCTGGGAGACCGTGGAGATCGACAGCGACACCGAGCTGGCCGACGTGCCCGCCGAGGTTCTGACCGGGCCCGGCCGCGAGTCACTGATGTCCGGGCAGATGAACGCCGACATCGTCGCGCGCATCACCTGCCGCTGGTTCCCGGGCCTGCTGCAGTCCTGGCGGATCCTCTGGGACGGCCGGGTCTTCAACATCCACACGATCGACACCGACCTGACCGGCCGCCGCGAGTGGCGCATCAAGTGCGCCGCGGGCCTCAACGATGGGCAGTGACCGATGAGCCTGCGCACGGATGTCAGCCTGACCGGTGTGGAGGGCGTCCTGGCCACGCTCGGCAGCCTCCCGGAAGAGGTCGTCAGCAAGCGGGGCGGTCCGGTGAAGCTTTCGCTGGCACTGGGCGCGCGGATCCTGCGCGGCTACGCGAAGCGCAACCTCCGCGCCAGCATCGCCCGCAACGGAGAACGGTCCACCGGTGAGCTCGAGAAGCGCGTGATCGCCAGCCGCGGCAAGGCGCCGTTCGGTGGGAAGGGTGAGCGCTACCTGGTGCGCGTCAAGAAGCGCGACTACATCAACGCCGAAGGCGTCAGGACGAACCCGCTGATGACCGCCAACCTGCTGGAGTGGGGGTCGAGCCACCAGCCGGCGACGCCTTGGCTGCGCCCGGCAGTGCAGATGCACGGCCAGGAGGTGATCGACAAGGTCTCCGCCGACCTGGTGCGGCGGATCAACCTGACCGTGCGCAAGCTGGCGGCCAAGAACAAGGTGAAGCGCTGATGTTCCCTCCGGTCTATCAGACGCTCCGGGCCAATGCCGCGGTGGTGACCGCTGTCGGCACCCGCATCGGCCGGCACGGCGAGATCGAGCAGGACGCCACGCGGCCCTACATCACTTGGCAGATCGTCTCGGGAGTCGCCTACGACAACCTGAGCAGCATCCCTGGCGCGGACTTCACCGCCGTGCAGATCGACATCTACCACCCGACCGACGCCGGTGCGGCTTCTCTGGCAGTCGCGGTGCGCGCCGCTCTGGACGCGGCCTTCGTCGTGAACCGAGTCGTCGTGAACCTACGGGAACCCGACACCCGGCTTTACCGGGTCGGCATGGAAGCCGACTTCATCACCCAGCGCTGAGCCGCTGAACACCGTGAAACCCCTGCCGCCTTCGGGCGGCTTTTTATTGG